TATTAGCTAGAGAAATGGTTAACGCAGGTTTAGAGCAACTAGATAATGGAGCAAATGCTGTTGATATTAAAAGAGGGATTGATAGTGCTGTAGAGCAAATTATAACTCAATTAAGAACAATTAACGAAGATATTTCCTCTCCCGAACAATTAGAACAAATAGCCACAATATCAGCCAATAATGACCCTACAATAGGGAAACTTATTTCTAGAGCAATGGAAAAAGTAGGTAGAGAAGGTGTTGTTCATATTGAAGAATCTAAAACCGGAGAAACATATTTAGAAACTGTTGAAGGTATGCAATTTGATAGAGGTTATAAATCACCTTATTTTGTTACCAATAACAACACAATGACATCAAATCTAAATGATTGTTATGTGTTAATTGCAGATCATAATTTTACACAAGTAAAAGAATTACTACCAATATTAGAAAGTGTTTCAAATACTAACAAATCTCTTTTAATTATTGCAAAAGATATTGATAATGAAGCATTAGCTACTCTTATTGTTAATAAAATGAGAGGTACTTTAAAAGTATGTGCTGTTAAAGCTCCTGATTTTGGAGACAGACAAAAATTAGTATTAGACGATATAGCTACATTAACCGGTGGTCAAGTATTTACCAAAGAAAAAGGTATGAAACTTGATAAATTCAGTTGGGAGTGGTTTGGTGAAGCTAGAGTAGCTACAATCACTAAGGATAAAACAACTATTGTAGATGGTAAGGGCACAGAAGAATCTATCACAGCTAGAGTAGAAGAATTAGCTACTCAAATTGAACATTCTCAAACTCCATTTGAAATGGAAAAACTCCAAGATAGAATGGCAAAGTTTGTAGGTGGAGTAGCAATTGTTCATGTAGGTGGAAACACTGAAACTGAAATGAATGAAAAAAAGGATAGAGTAGATGATGCTCTAAATGCTACAAAAGCAGCAATTGAAGAAGGAATCCTACCAGGTGGTGGAGTTGCTTTATTAGGGGCCGCTCAAGGTTTAAGCTCTTCAGGAAATATAGATTTTGAATTTGGAGTAGAAATTGTTAGAAAAGCATGTAGAAAACCTTTTATACAAATTTTAACTAATGCTGGTTATACTTATGATGAAGCTAAAAATATCTCACTAGATGTAGAAGAATTAGATTGGGTAGGGTATAATATTAAAACTGAAAAAATCACTAATCTTAAAGAAGAAGGTATTATTGATCCATTTAAAGTAACTAGAAGTGCTTTACAAAACGCATCATCCATTGCAGGAACTATCTTATTAACAGAATGTACTATAGTTGACAAACCCCAAGAAAATCAACAACCACAAATAGACCCAGCAGCAATGATGGGAGGAATGATGTAATATGGTTTTAAATTTGATATTCATAATAAGCTGTTGTATATTAACAATAGTAAAAGAAGAAATATGAAAACAAAAGTTATAGAAAGAAATGAATTAATTGCTACTAGAGTACCACCTGGAGACAGGTGGACATTAGTAGATGATTCTAAAAAAATAATTCATAAAAGCCTAACAGATTCTTTAGAAGCTTATTTAGGAGTTACTAACTTCACAGGGGAATATAGGTTAGATCCTATTGGAAGTAAGCTATATGCCATAAAATCAACTGAAGAAGAAGTGCAACCTGAACCAATTAAAAAATATAACATATATGGAGATGAATACTAAAGAACACTCTCTTTTAGTAGAAAAATATCGATCTAAGGTTCTTGATGAATATGTAGGTAATAACCACATTAAAACACAAATACAAAAATATCTAGACCAAGATGATATTCAAAATTTTATCTTTTATGGACCTGCTGGAACGGGTAAAACTACTCTTGCTAAACTCATTGTTAACAATTTGGACTGCGACTACCTATATATTAACGCTAGTGATGAACGAGGTATCGAAACTATTAGGGATAAAGTCACCTCTTTCTCAAGTTCTGCTTCGTTTCGACAGATTAAAGTTGTCATCCTCGACGAGGCAGATTTCCTTACAATTCAAGCGCAAGCGTCTTTAAGAAATGTAATTGAAACATTCTCAAGATCTACACGTTTTATTATGACGTGTAATTTTGTAGAAAGGATAATAGATCCATTACAATCAAGATGCCAAGTACTAAAAATAGTACCACCAAGCAAAAAGGAGATAGCTAAACACTTAAAGGAAATATTAGATACAGAACAAACAAAATTCAAAATCGAATCTTTGGTTAACATAGTTAACACCTACTATCCGGATATACGAAAAATGTTAAATACAATTCAACTATCAACTAAGGATAATGAATTAATACTTGATGAATCAATCATAGTATCATCTAATTATATAAAACAAATCATAACAGAATTAAAAAACCTAAAAACGGATTATCGAAAGTTAAGACAAATTATTGCCGATTCGGGAGTTAAGGATTTTGAAGAATTATATAGAGCCTTATTTGATAACACTAATGAATATGCTAAGGGTAGAGAAGGTAGTGTCGCAGTAATATTGAATGAACATCAATATCATTCTAATTTTAGAATAGATAAAGAAATTAATGTAGCGAGTGCGTTAGCAAAAATAATAGAAGTTACAAAACCTCAAGTTATATGAAAAACATTAGTTGGTCAGGTTATGAATGGATCCCTAGAGAAAGATGGGGTAAATATCACCCAAAAAAACCATTTTGCTATTATGACCCCGAAGCTATAAAGATTAACAGTGATAAAGAGTTAATATTAAAAACCCACAAAAACCCAAAAATTTTTAAAGGTAAAGAACTTCATTATAATTCTGAACTAACTGAATTAGAAATTCCAATAGGAGTAGGGTTAGTAACGTGTACTGAAAGGTTTGGGTATGGTTACTTTGAAATAGAGGCAAAGCTACCAAGGGGAAAAAATTTATGGCCTGCATTTTGGATGAGTCCATTTGAAAGCTGGCCTCCTGAAATTGATGTATTTGAAGGTTACACTAAAGAAAATGATAATTATTTTCATTTTAATTGGAAAAATCCATTTGGGTTTTGGAGAGTCGAAACAAATTTTCATTGTGGTGAGCAACCTGATAACTATAATTTAGGGGCTAAAACTCATTGGTTAGGGTTTAAGGATCCTATAAAACACTACAACAAATTTGGGTGCTTATGGACCCCAGATGTTATTAAAATATTTTACAATGATAGACTAGTTAGAAAATTAACAGATAAAAAACTTCTATCAGAATATCATGGTAAAGATATGTGTGTTAAAATTAACACTCATGTAGATTACAGTGTGGATAAAAACAACCCACCAAACTCAGAATATAAAATAAAACAATTCAAATATAAAAGTTATGAATAGTCAACAACAACAAGGATTAAATATAGATTTTAAAAATACTACATCAATTGAAGGATTTGATGGGGGGCATTTATTTGGTCAAGCCTTTGTTTTAAGAAAAGTATCAAAATTTGTAGCGGGCACAGATGAAGATGCAATGCTTCCAATACCTGTTTTTTATGATTTAGATACTAAAAAAATAATACCAGATTCTTTACCAAAGGAATTAAGAGAAGAATATAAAGACATATCTCTATAATGTTAGGAAAGGGTATTCGAAAAATAAATATGAAGACCCAATTACTATTCAATGGTTGGGGAGCCCACTATCACCCAGATTGTTGGTTTGATTCATCTAAAGATGATTTAAGTGTGAATAATGAAGGGATGATTGTAGGTTTCCAACCTGAAGAATACGGATTAACCATGAAAGAAGCATATGAAAGATCCAAAAAAGGATAAAATAAGAAACATATTTGATTGGTTAAATCACATAACTTTGTATAAAACACCAAGTACAGAGTTCACCGATAACGACTGGGAAAATTTTAATTCATACATGGTGCATAGATTTATTAGTATGCATGTATATTACGTTGAAATTGCGGATTATGCGCAAGGTTTAATGCCAAATAACAAAAAAGAAATATATAATTTTTATAGAGAAATGGTACCCAAACGTAAGATTTGGTTACAATATATAAAAACAAAAACAAAACAACCTAATAAAGAATTGATACAACACATTTCTTCTTACTTTGAGGTTGGATCCCGAGAAGCTCTTTCGTATATTCATGTAATGGATAAAACGGAAATAACCCAAACGTTACAAAAAATGGGTTTAGATAATAAAGAAATAAAACCCTTACTCAAATGAAAAAAAGTAAAGTTATAGCAGCATTAAAATCTCAAGCTTTAGCAGATAAAGAAAAAGCATTAATGGCTTTAGATTTATTAGTAAATAAAGCAGTAGGGATTGGTGATCACACAGCAAATGATTTTTTAGCAGACGCAACTGAAGCCTTAAATTTACTAGCTGAAGCAGATGATAGATTAGAAGCAATTAAAAAATATTTCTCATGAAAGATAAGTTTATAGAAGATTTAGTAAAATCAAGGAAAGGCATCTCACCTTGTGTAGGTCATGATTTTGAAGTATTACATATTTTTGAAGAAGAGTATCCTGAACTATCTAAAGAATTTAGAAATATTACGGATGAAATGTATGAAACATTCGCCCGTAAACATATGGACTATGGCTTACAAAATATTTCATTAGGTGGTGATTTAAATAAAGAAGATGATAAAAAATTTTCATTAACAGGATTAGCTATTAGATTAACTGATAAAGTATCCAGATTAAGGAATTTATTAGTAAATGGTAAGAGTTTTGTAAAAGGTGAAGGAATGGAAGACACGTTTTTAGATGTAGCTAATTATGGTATAATTGGTTTACTAGTAGGACGTGACAAATGGAAAAAATAAATGCCTAAAACACCTGCTATAGTAAAGGAGATACAACAAACTCCTAAAAGAGAGGTAAATTATGCTTTTCAAAAGAATATTTCATATTCACAATATTCTATGTGGAAAAAATGTCCTAAACAATGGGCATTGCAATATAGAGATGGTCATAAGAAATACACACCAAGTGTTCACACAGTATTTGGAAAGGCGTTACATGAAGCATTCCAACATTACATTCAAGTAATGTATGACAAAAGTGGAGCAGCTGCTGATAGAGAAGACATATTAGAAATATTAAAAGATAAAATCAGAGAACACTACCAGGATGAATATAAGAAAAATAATAATCAACATTTTTCTGATCCAGGTGAATTAAGTGAATTTTATCAAGACGGAGTAGAAATATTAAATTATTTAAAAAAGAATAGAGGAAAATATTTTTCAAAACGAGGTTGGCATCTAGTGGGAATTGAAACCCCCATCACAATGCCTCCTATTTCATCCAACCCTAATGTTTTATTTATAGGTTACTTAGATATTGTAATGTATAACGAAAGAATAAATAAATTTAAAATAATAGATATTAAAACATCTACTAAGGGTTGGAAATTAGATTACGTTAAAAAAGACGAAGATAAACAATTTCAACTTATACTATATAAGAAATTTTTCGCAGAACAATTTGATGTACCTAAAGAAAATATTGATATTGAATTTTTTATTACAAGAAGAAAAGTGTATGAAGGTGGAGACTTCCCACAAAAACGATTTCAAATGTACACCCCTCCTTCAGGAAAAATTAAAATGAGCCGAGCAACTAATGCATTAGAGAGTTTTATTAAAGAATGTTTTAATGGTAATAATTACTCTCAAAAAGAAATGGATCCTAATCCAAGTAAATGGAATTGCACATTTTGTGCCTTTAAGGATGATAAAAAATTATGTGGGTTAGGTGTAAATTCTTAAAAATATACATATTTACAAATATAATTATTAATAAAAACAAATAAAATGGCTGCAAAAACAGACAAAACATTAACAAGTGTTAAAATTCAAAGTGATTTATTTCAAGATTTTAAAATAGAATGTGTAAAGAGGAAATTCTCTTTCCAAAAACTTGCCGATCGTGCAATCTATTTGTATCTTACTGATGAAGATTTTAGAAAGAAAATCACTAATCAAACCAATTTAGAGTTATAAAAATATGAATAAAAGTTTTAAATATCTCTCCCCTAACAAAAGGAAGAAAATTTTACTAATTTGCGACGACATTAGAGTCCCATCAGGAGTAGCGACTGTAGCTAAAGAAATAGTTTTACATACTTGTCAACATTTTAATTGGGTACAAATAGCAGGGTCTGTAAAACACCCTGAAAAAGGAAAAAAACTAGAATTAAATGGAGATGTTAATAAAGAAACAGGATTAAATGATTCTAGTGTAGTATTATACCCCACAGATGGTTATGGTAATCCTGATATGGTAAGAAAGTTAATTAAATTAGAAAAACCAGATGCTCTTTTTATAATCACAGACCCAAGATATTTTATGTGGTTATTTGAAATGGAGAGAGAAATTAGAAAACAAATTCCAATTGTTTATCTTAATATTTGGGATGATTATCCTGCTCCCTTATACAATAAAGCATTTTACCAATCATGTGATGCTTTATTAGGTATTTCTAAACAAACAGTAAATATTAATAAAATTGTTCTAGAAGAAGATGTTGAAAATAAAGTTATAAAATACGTTCCCCATGGTTTAAATCCTAACAATTACTACCCTTTAGATAAAAATTCTGAAGATTTTTTAAATTTCAAAAATGAACTTTTTCCATCCCAAGAAATAGATTTTATTTTGTTTTTTAATTCTAGAAATATAAGAAGAAAACAAATCCCAGATACAATGTGGGCTTTTAAAATATTTTTAGATTCTTTACCTAAAGAAAAAGCTGAAAAGTGTGTTTTCATATTACATACAGAAATTTCACATGAAGCCGGTACTAATTTAAAAGCTGTTGAAGAACTATTATTTTCAAAAGACTACCCAAATGCTATTAAATTTTCAACAAATAAATTACCTATTGAAGATTTAAATAAAATATATAACCTATCAGATGCTCAGATATTATTAACCTCTAATGAAGGTTGGGGTTTAACTTTAACTGAAGCAATGTTAACAGGAACCCCCATCATAGCAAACGTTACAGGGGGGATGCAAGATCAAATGAGGTTCATTGACGAAAATGAAAATTGGTATGAACCTTCCCCTGAATTGCCATCAAACCATACAGGAAAATATAAAAAACATGGTGAATGGGCATTCCCCGTTTATCCTACAAATCGTTCGATACAAGGATCTCCAGTTACACCTTACATTTTTGATGATAGATGTAAACCTGAGGATGCTGCTAATAGAATAAAAGAAGTTTATAATTTAAGTAAAGAAAAAAGAGAAGAAATAGGTCTTAAGGGGAGAGAATGGTGTTTAAGTGATGAAGCTGGGTTTACTTCTCATATTCAAGGGAAAAGAGTAATAGAAGCCCTAGATGAATTGTTTGATACATGGAAACCTAATAAGGACCATGAATTAATTAACACTAACATTAACATTAAAAAGGTACAAACACACAATTTATTATATTAGTATGAGTAAACCAACATTAATAATAAGCTGCCCTATAGATTGTTATGCAGGGTATGGTGCAAGAGGAAGAGATATAACAAAATCAATTATAGAATTAGACAAATATGATGTTACAATCTTACCTCAAAGATGGGGAAATACACCCTGGGGTTTTATAGAGGACCACAAAGAGTGGGAATTTTTAAAAAATTATTTAGTTCAACCCAACCAACAACTTACTAAGCCTGATGTTTGGGTTCAATTAACAATTCCTAATGAATTTACACCCCAAGGAAAATATAATATTGGAATGACAGCGGGGATAGAAACAACCTTATGTCCTGCTGAATGGATTGAAGGATGTAATAGAATGGACCTAGTAATAGGTTCATCGGAACATACTATTAAAGTCTTAAAAGAATGTAAATTTCAAAAAGCAGATAAGAATACAAATCAAGTTATTGGTAATATAGAATTAACTACTAAAACAGAGGTATTGTTTGAAGGATTAAATTTAAATACATATAAACCTGTAAAATCTCCTTTGGATTTATCTAATATTAGGGAATCTTTTTGTTATTTGTTTGTAGGACATTGGATACAAGGAGATTTAGGACATGATAGAAAGAATATAGGATTATTAATTAAATCTTTTTGTGAAACTTTTAAAAACAAACCTTCCCCTCCTGCTTTGATATTAAAAACTTCCCATGGTTCTATATCTTATGTAGATAAAGAAAAAATATTAACAAAAATACAAAATATAAAAAACACCATAAAGGGTAAACTACCCAACATTTATTTGTTTTATAGTGAATCTTCGGATCAAGAAATAAATGAGTTATACAATCACCCAAAAATTAAAGCTATGATTAGTTTAACCAAAGGTGAAGGATTTGGTAGACCCTTACTTGAATTTACCCAAACTAAAAAACCAATCATAACTACAGGTTGGTCGGGTCATATGGATTTTTTAAAACCTAACATGAGCATACTATTACCAGGAACTTTAGGTGATATGCACCCGAGTGCTAGGAATAGTTGGTTTGTAGAAGGAGCAAAGTGGTTTGATGTTGATATTACAATTTTAAAGAAGGTTTTAAAAGATACCCATAAAAAATACAAATCCTATCTTCCTGGGTCTAGAGAACAGGCTAAATATTCAAAATTAAATTTTAGTTTAGAAAAAATGAAGAAAAGACTAAACAATATTTTTAATGAGAATATTCCAAGTTTCCCTACAGAAGTAAAATTAAACATCCCCCAAAATGTTCAAATACCAGCTAAAAAAATAGACAGTTTAAATTTAAATTTACCTAACATCAAAATCACTAATACATGAGTCTAATTCAAATAAAATTTTAAACAATGGAATCAAATGATAAATTAACAATTTGCCCCAGATGTGGTTCGGATGCGTGTTATGTAACCGAAGTTAACCAAGATATAAATAATTATTTCTGTTATGGTTGTGGGTTTCAATCTAACTCTTTAATGAGAGAAGGAGAACTAATAATGGAAGAACAAATGGAAATCCTCCCAGAACTATATAAAGATTTAAAACATGAAGATAAAACATCCCAAGTATGGTTTCCCTCAACAATTAATCTCCCCCATCAAGGCATGATTTTTGCTAATGGTTCTGATATAAAAAATTGGAAATGGGCTGCAGTTAAAGCTATTGAAGTTAAAAAAGAAGAAAAAGGAAAATACCCAATACCAGGGAAAAAAGGAGAATTTTATAAATATAGGATGGACATGACTACAATGAAGCAATTTGAAGAACGTGATTTTATTGAAGCTCTTTCATATATTGGGGTATTACCAAAGTAAAAGATATGAAAATAAGTTATGGCCTTACAGTATGTGATGAACATATTGAATTAGAGAATTTAATTAATTTATTAGTTGAATGTCCTAAGGATGTTGATGAAATAGTTATAGTTTATGATCAAAATAGAGTTACAAAAAAAGTCCTAAAAGTTATAGATAAGTATAAAAAAAATATTAAGGCATATCCTTACAATTTCCAAAATAATTTTTTAGAAAATAAAAATTATATGAATACTAAATGTAATGGAGATTACATATTTCAAATAGATGCTGATGAAGTACCACACAAACATTTAATCAAATCCATTAAACCCATATTAAAATCTAATAAAGTTGATATTTTAATCACCCCAAGAAAAAATTTAGTAAAGGGGATAACTAACGAGCATATTTTTAATTGGAAGTGGAAAGTAAATTCCCAAGGTTGGGTTAATTGGCCAGATCCTCAAAAAAGAATCTATAAAAACGATAAAAAAATTAAATGGACTGGACACCAAGTTCACGGGATGATTTCAGATTTTAATACTTATGCTGTTTTACCCTTTATAGAAGAATATAGTATTGAACATAATAAAACAATAAATAAACAAGAAACCCAAAACCATAGATATTCCCAAATAGAAAATGAAATCACCTAAATTAATAGTTATAATGCCTATACATAATGTAGAAAAATATCTACAAGGGGCAATTGAAAGTGTTATACAACAAACTTATAAAAATTTTAAATTAATTTTAATAGATGACTGTTCAACTGATAATTCTTTAGAGATTGCAAAATCCTATGAATATTTAGATAATGTTATAGTTTTAAAAAACAACATTAATAGAGGATGTTATTATACTAGAAATAAAGGATTAGAGTATGTTTCAAATGAGAAATGGGATTACTTTACAATTCATGACTCAGATGATGTGTCAGATATTACTAGGTTTGAAAAGGTTATAAATTTCTTGATAGAAAATCCCAAAAGAGTAGGATGTAAAACAACAACAGCAAGAGTTCATTATGATACTAAAGAAATAAGTTATCATGAAGGTATTCCAAGAATACATCCTATGGAGGGCCAAGCTTTCTACTCAAAAGAAACATTTAATAGTTTAGGATATTTTGATAATACTAAATTCTCAGGAGATACAGATTATGTGTGGAGGTTAGAAGCTTGGGTCCATAAAAATCAAACAAAATACTTATTTGAAAATCATATGGAATGTTTGTATGTGTGTTATATACGTCCTGAAGGTGAAAATTTAACCTTAAAATTCCCAATCAGTGGGAAAGAAAGACAAGATTATTTCAAAAAATCAAAACAAGAAATAAATACTATGTATTCAAATAACAATTTCTATAGAGAAATATTTAAATAAAATATTCATGTTAAAACCTTGGATGCACCCTTCAGAAATTGAATTAATTAAATCTTACCTAAACCCAACAGACATTATGTTAGAATGGGGTAGTGGGGGGAGTACTACACTATTCCCTCAATATGTGTCAAAATATTATTCCATAGAACACAATAAAGAATGGTTTGATAAGATGGATCTCCAACTAAGAGATTCTAAAGTGAATTTGAATTATGTTCCACCTGAAATAGATAACCCTGTAATGCCAAGTAAAAAAGTAGATTACTCCAGTTATATTTCTTATCCTTCCCTTCTCAATCAAAAGTATGATAAGATATTAATAGATGGAAGAGCTAGACAATTTTGTGCTGAGTATTGTATTTCTTTTCTTAAAGATAAAGGGCTGGTATTTTTTCATGATTTTTGGATGGAAGGAAGGGAAAGGTATAGAAATATAGTATTTAAATATTATGATGAAGTAGCTTCAATTATCACAACACATCAAACTTTAATTATTTTAAAACCTAAATAATTTGGATATTTGTGATATTTTTATTATATTCCCCTAAATAAAAGTTATGAAAAAATTCAAATATTTCTTTAGATCAGACATTAACAAAGAAGCTATAGGTATAGTTAGAGCTTTAAATGAAAAAAGAGCATTAAAAAAAGCATCTAAAAGAAAGCAACTTCCCCTAAATAAATTTATTGAAATATTTTTTATAGAGGAAATATAATGAAAGAAAGAATTAAAAAATCACTCTTACCAATTGCGGGGTCTCATATCAAAGTTTCTGAAAATCCAAAGTCTATTGAAAAAAGAAAGAAAAATAAATTCATCAATCTTATAAACTCAATGAAGGACATAAACTCTAGAGCAAATGAGGTTCACTTAGAATATGGGATAAATTTATTTTATTATGAAGATGCCCATTATCAAATATTTGAAAATTTA